TTCCAGTACCGTTAGTTGCGGTAACGGTAAAGGTATATGCAGTTCCTGATGTTAAACCAGATACAGTAATAGGACTGGTATTACTTGTTGCAGTAATAGAACCTGGGGAAGAAGTGGCAGTGTAATAGGTACCTGCGTAGTAGCCAGGTGTGAAGGCTACGCTGACAGTAGTACCAGTACCGCCATCAGTTGCTGTTCCAATCGTAGGCACAGAAGGAATTGCAGTACGCCCACCTAAAAAGGTTTGGTATTTGTCCACCCCATCTGCAAGATTAGAGGTGCTAAATCTAGTGAATGCCACTACTTCTCCTTAAATTATTTAGTTAATACTGGTTCAGTCCAGCTGTCTTTAGTATCTTCTAGATACTTTTGGTAATCTGAATTAGATTCAATCGCAGGTATCCACCAGATTTTGCCATCTGCATCTGTGCGTTTAATTACTTCTTGATTATTGTCGTTAATGATTATTTCATATTTCATAGTTCTGCACTCATTTCAATATAAGCTGATGCGTTTTGGAACAAAGCCATTCCACCCTGTCCAGTAGTCATACCTGAAGAAGTCATACGAACTAAAGCGGTATCTGTTGTTGCATAATAACTTCCATCAAGAGTTGTAACAGTAAAATCACCTGAACCAATTTGAAAATTAAAATAACTTGCGCCTGATGCAAATGAAAGTGATGGTGCTGTTCGCATAGTTACAGGTTGTTTTACTAAAGCAAAAGCATTAGTAGTAGAACGAGCATAAGCAGAACCAAAATATTGATTAGTTCCTGTTGCTGCAAATCTATAATAATATCTTTGGCAAGCCGCTAGTTCACCCTGAATAGTACCTGTTGCAGTTTGGAAGGCGGTGGCTACTGAGCCAGATTCAACCTGAACGCCCCAAATTTCAAATGTATTGTTTTGAATTCCAATAGAGGATGCTCTTGTAGCATTATCGCTTCCAGCATTCAACCAAAATCTTACATTGAAATGGTCGTTATTGGCTGTTCCAATCGTTTTGCTAGCAATGGTCGGAACAGCGACAGAAATTGAATATCTTTGCCAAGTTGTGCCGATTGTAACTGCTCCCACCGCAGTATTTACAACAGATGAAGGACTGCCGCCTGTGCCAAAATTTTGCTGAATTTCCACTCCGATTTTTGGGGTTCCAGTGTTTGCTTTAGCCCAAAATGAAATAACAATAGTTTGATTAGCAAATGTTCTCACCGATTCAATACTTTGAACAAAATCCGTTCGGCTAGCGGCATTTGTAAAACCAGAAGTAACGACTCTCAAGAAATTAGTTCCTTCATATCCCGTTACTGGTGCGGTGCCGAGAGTAAACGCTTGTGTTGAAAATACCGAACTACCATCTCCAGCATTATTCATTTTCCAACGGTCAAATCCATAATTGTCAAATGTAGCCGTGGTGTAAGTAGCCGAAGTAAATGCTCTTTGATTTATATTGAAATCACCATTAATAATTTTGTTCTTGCCAGCGGCATAACCATACGATGCAGGTATCGCTGGTTGTCCACTAAATGAATTAACTGACATTAAGCAATCTCACTTCCGTAAGCGTTGAATGAAAGGGTTGCAGATGAAGCATAAATAGTAATTACATCTGTATCACCAAGAGTGATACCAAGAGTTAGTGCAGTTGAATCATTAGCACCAATAGTTACGTCATAGGCTACATAGTGTTGCGCTGCAAGAGATGCACCATCAGGGCGAATTGCAATACGATAGGTTGCTGCGGTTGCTGCCTGGTTACATACTACGATTGTGGATACCACTGTCTGTGTAGCAGACGGTACTGTGTATAGTGTTGTTGCCGTTGTCGCTGATGGGTTTGACTGCCCAAGGACTTTGTAAGTTGTTGCCATTTATATTTCTCCTTAGTTACATTCCACCGAGCATAAAGACGGTTGGTGTTGGGTCTGTTGTAATTGCTGCCCACGAAGCGGTTGTTCCGTTCGTGGTTAAATATTTTCCTGAATTGCCAGTCTGGGAAGGTAAGGCATCAACTGATGCCCAAGATGATACTGAGCCATCTGTAGTTAAATACTTGCCAGAGTTGCCTGTCTGTGATGGAACTACATAAGTTGTAGAGTCTGTAGCCACCAAAGTCTTAGATGATGGAATTGTAGTTCCATTGATACTTGTCGCTGTTGCTACACCAATGTTAGGTGTTGTAAGTGTAGGGCTTGCCTGCATTACGAATGTTGAGCCAGTACCAGTCTGAGATGCAACGCTAGTTGCAGGGCCTACTGAGGTAATTGGACCAGTCAGGTTAGACGGTGCAATGGATGCTGTGTCTACATAGTTCTTGGTTGCTGCATCTTGAGCAGATGAAGGGTCTCCAAGACCTGTAATCTTATTGGTTCCCATTGCAATAGCACCAGACATTGTGCCACCAGCAAGAGGTAACTTGGTTGCAAGACTATTGGTTACTGTGGTTGAGAATGAAGCATCATTACCAAGTGCTGCAGCCAACTCGTTAAGAGTATCTAGCGCACCAGGAGCAGAAGCAATTAAGTCATTGATTTCTGTTTGGACATATGCTGTTGTAGCAATCTGAGTGGTGTTGGTATTCGCAGCAGCAGTAGGTGCTGTAGGCACACCAGTTAGCGCAGGACTAGCAAGTGGAGCATAAGTAGATGCTGCTGTAGATGTTGCTAACTTAGCGTCTAACTGGGTCTGGATTGCTGATGTTACGCCATCAAGATATCCAAGTTCAGTTGCTGACACTGTAGATGATGGAGCAATCTTTGTCCAGTCAATCGCAGCAGAAGCGTTGATATCTGCGTTAGTTACTGAGTTAGCAAGGTTTAACTTGCTATATGCAATCTGAGCAGATGAGTTAACATCTGCGTTTACGATAGCACCAGTTGCAATTGATGTATTTAAAGTTACGTTTCCTGTACCATCAAATGACTGAGCAGATGCTTCTACATCTCCAGTAATTTGGAAATTGCGAGCAGTTGCTAAAGCGGTTGCTGTAGCAGCATTACCTGTAGTTGAGCCAGATGAACCAGATACGTTACCAGTTACGTTACCCGTAAGGTTACCTGTGAATGTTCCAGCGATAGCACCAGTGCCTGTAATGGTTGGGCTAGTTAAAGTTTTATTTGTTAAAGTCTGAGTTGTATCTGTACCAACAAGAGTAGTTGTTGCATTAGGCAGAGTAATCGTTCTATCTGCTGTTGGGTCAGTTACAGTAAGTGTTGTTTCGTATGCATCTGCAGTAGAACCTTCGAAGACAATGCTTGAATCGCTAAGGGTTAATCCAGATACTGTTGGGCTTGTAAGCACCTTATTTGTTAATGTTTGTGAACCTGTTAAAGTTGCAAGAGCAGCAGTATCGGTGATACCGTGAACACTTGTTGTTCCTTCAATGTGCTCATTAGCCTCACGTAGGTCGCGACCTGTAACCATGTGGCGAACAACAGCACCAGCAGAGTGAGCCTGGCCTGTGCCAGCATTCTCAACACCACGAACAATTGTTAGCGTGTTGGTACTGACAGCGGTAATATCTACAATTTCTTCGAGCGCTGTATCTGGGTCAATAACTACTGTGAATGTTTCGCCAGCGGCAATAGTTGCTCCACCCATAAGGTTAGAACCATTTTGCACCGTAGCAGTAGTTGCTGTTGATGTTAGCGCCGCTGAAAGCGTAGTTTGCTGTGAGCGGGATGAGTATTTTCTAGTTGTCATTCAGGTTCCTATCGGCGGGAGAAGTGAACACGTGGTGGATAATTCTGTTGCTGCGCTTTTGTCTCTTCGTTTAGACGTTGAGTGTATAGTGCATAAAGTTGCTTGGTTGCATTGTTTGATGAACCGTATGGACGCTTTGCATCCACTTCATCTGCTTGCGCTGTTGTTTGAGCCGCACGTGCTGGGTCCAAGAAGGATAGCAAGCGATACGCTGCACCAAGAATTACTACGTCCCTAGTTGATTCTGGAAGTCCTGTCTGGGTTGCATAATCTTGAGAGTTTGATGTAAATACTGCAGGGTCAGTTGCGTATACGATACGAACAGTGCGTCCAGGTTCAGGATACTCACCTAGTGTAATTGTCTGAGCATTAGCGCCAAACTCTGTAGCATCTGCAGTTGAATCAAAATCCCAACGACGTATTGGCATCCATTCTTTAGATGGGCCAGTAGTCTGATAAGATACAGTCAAGATATTCTTAATGTTTAAATCATTGAAGTCATATGTATTACGAGCAGGAGTAAAGGTAAACGATGTATCCTTTACTGCAAAGATATTAGCACCCAATGAGCGAATAGTATCATTGATTGCTCGCTTAACTACATGCTTTGGGAAAGTCGGGGAGATAACAACTTGAGTATCAGCAGTATGGGTGGCAGCCGTTGAACCTAAGTAACCACGGCCATATGGAGCCACGGTTGCTGTGTTTGCTAGGCGGTCAAAGGAATCAACCCACATTAACTCTTCGTCAATCTCGATGATACCCTTACCAACTGATTCAGTTGAACCTAATGACAGAATAAGTGGAGATGCAGATGAAGATGTAGTTGTGGTTACTGCAGTTCTCAAATAAGTAGAGCGGTCTTGCTGAAATGTATAGCCAGCAAGGTTCGCACGAACCTCATTCATCATATCTGTCAGAGTTGCCATTATTTCCTCTTGTTTCCTACGAATGCATCGTAATAATTTACGTCAAAGGAGAACCGCTTCATATGCGGTACTGTTGCGCCTGTGTGCGCATATACTGGAATGTCAGCCTTATCACATAGTGAGAAGAAGTAGATATCCTCACCCATAAAATTCTTGCCATGTCCGATGTCGGAGAACAAAGGAACAGTTGGTAGCACTTCACGAATTCTATCTACTACGCTACGATGCATAAGCACAAAGCCCATACCTGCAGCGCCAACCTTTATTAACTTGTCTTTTGGCAAAGGATGCACTCGCATAATGCCAACTTCTTGTTCTTTTTGTACAAACCAGAATAATGTTGGTTTAGGTTCCATCAAAGATTCTTCTGGATTATCTGTAGTAAAATATACTCCAGTTAGGATAGGACGTTCTTTGACATCTCTATTATCCCAAAGCATCTTAAAAGTATCAGGACTAATAACTACATCAGAATCTACCCAAAGTAGCCAATCTGATTTATTGCCTTCATACCAATGGTTAATAACTCTATCACGCTGTCTAGCAATTTGATTGCCTTGACTTCGTAGAGTTGTAACAACTTCTACTCCAGAGTGTAGCATTACATCTGTAACGCCCTGCATGAATCTTCCATCAACCATACCATTATCGCACCAAGCGATAGCAAGTTTGTCGTTCATTTCGTCCCTTTTAATATTAAATTACCACTTAACCTTATCAGCCCAGTATGCTGCTGACATCTTCCCCTTAGCGATATTGCTAGCATGACGAGCCTTAAATGACTTACGTCGTGCTGCATAGGATGCAGACTCTCCCTTTTTCTTAGGAGAGCCTGACACACCCTGCTGACCAAAGCGAATTGTTTTAACTTTACTACCCTCTTTAGCCACAACAATGTGTGACTTCTTTGGGTGGTTAGGTGTACGCTTTGGCTTATTATAGCCAGATACACCTGCTCGCGTTAGTCTAGAATCTTTCATTTCTTTTTTGATGCCTTCTTCTTTGGCTTTGACTTACCAGCCTCAGACATAGCAATAGCAATAGCCTGCTTGCGAGACTTGACGACTTTGCCGCCTTTGCCAGAATGTAATGTTCCAGTTTTGAACTCATGCATTACCTTTTGGACTTTGGACTTTTTCACTTCTTCTTACCCATCTTCTTAGGCATAGACTTCTTCTTAGAACCGTATTCCATCATACGTTCCTTCTTGCCTTCCATCTTTTCGTGCTTCTTCATAGACTTCTTAGATGAGTACTTTTCCATTTTAACTGACATTAGTTAACTCCTCCGTTAGGCCATACGCCCCACTTGTTTGCAATCTTCTCTTTAATTTGAGTAACGTTCTTAGGTCCTACTTTGCCAGCCTTGTACAGTTTGGCATATTCTGCTTCTGCTTGCTGTTCTGGAGACTTAACTACAACCTTCTCAGCCTTAGCATTCTTAGCAGCCTTCATTGCTGCTTCCAGTCGAAGATGCTTAGGCATTACTTCTTACCTGATTTCTTAGCAGGAGCCTTCTTTGCAGCCTTTTTGATTGTAATATTAGTTGGGCCACCGAACTGTGCTGCACGTGATGCATACTCTGATGGAGTACCTAGACCCTTTTTAGCCATTGTCTTTGTGGTTGGGCCAAATGAACCCTTAGCACCAACTGTAACTTTAGCAGCCGCAGCCTTTGGCTTTTCTGCAGCAGCCGCTGCTGATTTCTTTAGGTTTGGATTACCTGCTGCCATTTTGCTCATGTTTGGCTTTCCGGCAGCCTTAACTAATCCACCGATAGCAGGACGAATTCTACCACGTGATGCAACCAGTGCTGCAACACCTAGTGCTGTGCCAGCAACCTTTTGCGGGGTTAGACCCTTAGATGACTTGGATTTGCCAGAAGCAGACATATTGCTCGGTAACTTTTGAGTATCTTTATTGTAGTTAGCAAGAGTATTCTTTGCTGGAGCCTTGCTTGATGCAGACTTTGCAGCACTCTTTGAGTATTGACCTGCTGGCTTCTTAGGGCCAGTGTAAACTTTAGTATTAGCGCTTAGCGGGCCAGACTTAGCCGCCTTAGATGCTGAACCCATTAGTTTATCAACGCGCTCTGGTGTGTATAGACGGCGTAGACCGTCTGCCCATTCCTTTGCAGATGCATCGTTAACATTTCTACCAGCAGCGCCAGCGCCTGCAGCAGTCTTAAGGGCTTTGCTCATACCCATCTTCTTGATTTCATCAATTGTCTTTTGAGAAACCTTAATATTCTTATTCCACTTCGATTTATCGATTGCCATATGTTTTCCTTTAGTCTCCGATTGCTTTCATGACTTCACCTACACCCTTAGTGACTTTATCTGCTCTAATCATCTTCTCAGCGTTGTAGGCCTTCCCAAGAGTCTCGCTAGCCTTGTAGGCTGCTTCAACTTGTACTGGATGTGTTCCATTAGGTTGAATTCCGTCGGCTCTTGCTTGACGGTAAAATGCTAATCTATCATTCCAAGATTTGTCTGATACATCACGACTAGCATCTCCAGTATTAAGTTGTAACCCTTTTGCCTTACAACCGAAACACGGGTCATAATCGCAAGTGGCGTGGTCTATTGAGATTTTCTCTTCTTCTCTGAACGGTGTGTCAGATTCAAGACCGCAAAGAACGCAGTCCCATAAAGAAGCAATAAAATTATGCTCTTCATTGAAACCCCATTCTTTAACTCTACTAATATGTGAGCACTTAGATTGCTCTGAAATTTGCTTCTGTGACATCATCTACCCCTGCAATTAATGCGTCTTTTGTTGCTTCTGTTACTTCGTATTCATGTCCACCAAGCCAATATTCGTCCACGGCTTCTAGTTCGTCATGATTGAACCATCTACCAATCTCGTAATATTCTCCAGTACGAGTGATAGTTAGTCCACGTTTTAGTTTATAGAAGTAGAACAAGCGATGCTGTCCGCTAGGACCTTCTTCTACAACTGGTGTAGTAAAGATGTAGTTTGCCATTGTTCTCCTTAGTGAACTTAAGGTAATGCTAGGACACTAAGCCCTAGCACTACTATCAATCAACTAAGCGATTGATGAACCTGACTCAATGCGGTATAGAGCCTCTTCACGGTAACGTGCGAAGCCTAGAACGCCGTACCATCCGATTGGACGGAAGCGGTTCAACTTATCGGTAACTGGACCGATAATTGTGTGTGGCTCTTCTGCCACTGCTTCTGCAAGCGCTTGCTTACCAGCAAGGATTGTGCGGTATACGCGAGCAGATGAAGCACCGTCTGTAGCGTTGTATAGACGTGGTGATTCAACAAAGAATGCACCCTTGTAACGTCCAACTTCGCCTGCCCAGATGCGGTCCTGTGAAACGCCGTAAGCGTTAGGGATTACCCAGCCTGCAGAACCTGATTCTAGCATTAGGTCGTGTGCAACTTCTGGGTGAATACCAGCCCAAAATTCTGAACCACGACGGCCAGATGCCTTGTTCTTGCGAAGCTTTGCAACTGCCTTAGCAATGTTTGCTGTTGACAATGTTGCTGCTGCTGTGATTGTAGCAGTTGATGTTGCTGTTGAACCTGAGTAGATTACGTTTGAACCACCGCGAAGAGTTGTCATCGCTAGTTCGTCAATTGAGTCTGCCTGGTTACGAGCCATCAATGTTACGATGTCTGGGTCAATGTCAGTTAGTGAGAAAAGCTTCAACGCACGTGTGTTAGTTGTTGCATTTCCGAATTCCTGCATTGTGATTGTTACAGAAGTTGGGGTACCAACTGTTACGCCATCAATGTCTGATGTTTCTGTAAGAGCGGTTGTTGCAAGAGACAAATCTGCGTGACGCTGTAATACAACGACGTTGCCGTTATTTGTCTTTGCTACTGGGCGCTTGTCTGCAACTGCACGAATAAGAGGTTCGTCGCGTAAAGCAAACTCAATCATCTTGTCGTATGCTTTTTGTACAAGACCTGCGCTACCAGCGGTTCCACCTAAAGACGCTGAGTCTGTTGAGGTATAATTTGTAGCCAAGTGTGTCACCTCCAGTGACTAGATACTATGATTTTATTGTGAGTACAAGATGCGCTCAAGTTCTTCTGAACTTGTAGCGTTAGCGATTCGCATCTCTAAGTCGTGTGCTCGGTCAGGTGTTAATGCACCTTGTGTGAGAGAATCCTGATTGCGCAATTCTTGTCGGTCCTCATCACTGATTCTAGATGCTTCCCTGCTTGGCTCGTATCCAAAGTCTTCACCATTCTCAATAAGCCAATTCTTTACAGAATCTGCGCTTACATCAGAATCTAAATCCTTTAGGATATACTTTGCTAAACTAGGTTTCACACCTTCTTGTTCTAGGATTTCTTTGACGGTGCGTTCTACGGTCTGCTTCTTAAAGCCACCAAGTTCCGCTTCGAGTTCCTTGATACGTTTTTCTTTTGCTCGGTCTGCTTTCCGCAACTTCTTTATCAAGTCGTTTCCAGTAGGTTCCTGCTGTTCGACTTCTGTATCAAAGTCGTCTTCTTCGTCATCCCAGTAATTGTTGCTCATAGCAACCATCCACCCTTCTATTCGTTGTTAGTCGCAAGCCACAGTTGCTATTCGGGGA